TACAAAGAACAAGTCCATTATCAGATCGTATCGGAATGGTAATTTTACCAATTCCAAATGGAGTATCAGATGGAAACAACGTTTCTTGGGGTGACGATCAAATGAATAATTTATCCGCAACTGCAATTGGAAAAGCAATGAACGATATGAGAACAAATTTAGCTATTGCTTTAGGTACTGGTACTATTGCTACTGCTCTTGACATAGCAACAAAAGGTCAAAATCCTTTTGGACCATTACAAGCAGCTAAAACTGCTATAGCTGGTGCAATTTATGCAGATGTATTTAGAGCTGCAGCAGCTTCTGATGGAGCAAAAGGCGACCTTTCTGCTGGATTAACTTCACAAATTCTTAAAATAGCAGGATTTGAAACATCTCCAGAAAGTATTCTTGCAAGAGGATTTGGTATTATTCCAAACTCAAACTTGGAACTTTTATTCAATGCTCCTTCTCTTCGTCAATTTTCATTTGCATATCGTATGAGTCCAAGAAGTAAAGAAGAAGCAAGAAATGTAAAAAGAATTATTCGTTTTTTCAAACAAGGTATGGCCCCAAGAAAAATAACCGACCAAGGAGGACAGGCAGGCCAAGCATCATATTTTCTTGGAACTCCAAATGTATTTAAATTAAAATACAAAACAACAGGAAATAAATCAATTTCTGGATTAAATAAATTTAAAGTATGTGCTCTTACGAGTTTTAGTGTAAATTATGCTCCCGAGGGTGCATGGTCTGCATATGACGAAGGACAACCAGTTACACTTACCATGGCAATGCAATTCGCAGAACTTGAACCAGTTTATAATACTGATTACCAAACAAATATTTTCAATACTAGAAAAGATGATTTAGATCCAGTAGAAGACGACGATGTAGGTTATTAAAATGGGATACTTCAACGAACTTCCAAATCTGGAATATCTATCACAATTACCAGATGCAGATACAAATCAAACTTTTATTACAGTTAAAAATTTATTTAAAAGAGCAAAATTAAGAACTGATATTATTAATATTATTACTTCTTTTGTATCTTATCAAATTGAAGATAATGAACGCCCAGATATAGTTGCATCAAAAGTTTATGATAATCCAGAACTTGATTGGGTTGTTTTAATTACAAACAATATCACAAATATAAGAGAGCAATGGCCGTTAAATAATCAAGATTTATACTATCATATGTTAGATAAATATGGATCTGATGAAAAGATATCAGAAAAACATCATTGTGAAACAACAGAAGTAAGAGATGAATATGATAGACTTATAATTCCATCAGGACTCAGAGTAGATTCAAATTTTAGTATTACATATTCTAAACTTGATAAAAATCTGGTTACCACCAAACCAATCAAAACAGTTTCAAATTATGAATATGAAGTCAATAAAAATGAAAAGAAAAGACAAATTCGTATTCTTAAACCACAATACTTATCTGTTGTAATTACCGATTTGAGAAATATTATGAAATATGATATATCATCGCAATATATAAATCAAAATACCAAACAAACTTATAATCCAAATCTTACTGGAGTATAAAAACCTTACAGACAAAAAAATCCCCGAAAATTTTTTTCGGGGATAAAAGTAATTAAAAAGTGATTTTCAAATTAAGAATTTGCTAATCTTGAAAAATAACTTAAAGCATCATCGTTCTCATCTTCATCATCTTCTTCAACTTTTGTTTTTGAAGACGAAGTAAATGTAGAGTCATCTCTTGTTGTTGATATCATTTCTTCTTCTTCATCAATTGTTTCTGGGTCTTGACGCTTTAATGTGGATTTTGTTCCAAGAACTTGATCCAATCTTTTCTTCAAATCATCATAAGATTTAAAGTTTTTTGGACCAGTGAATTCATTTAAATCATAAAGTGATTTATAAATTCTTTCTAATTCATCATCATCATCCAGAAGAGGTCCAGATTCAGAGAATTCTGACTTATCATAGTTCCAATAACCTTCTACTTTACGTAATTTAAGTTTAAAATTAGCACCTTCCCAAAAATCAAAAGGATTAATTGGTTTTTCATCATCAAATTCTGGTTGCATTGCAGCCATAATTTTATCAAAAACTTTTTTACCAAATTTATACAAAAAAACTTTACCCTCATTTTGAGGAGCAGCGGGATCTTTAACTATATAAATGTTTGAATAATAAGATAGTTTACGCTTACGATCACGAACAATATTTTGATTATCTTTACTTCCAGTATTCCATAACTCACGATTTGCTTCACATACGGGACACTGATCTTTGTTTGTAGTTAAACAATTATCTATCAACCAACCACCAGGACCCTGAAAGGCATGGGACCACACTTGCGCCCAAGGAAGTTCACATCCTTCTGAAGCAGGAAGAAAACGAACCACAGCAGAACCAGTTCCACCCTTATCCATTGCTGGTTTCCAAAAACGATCATCATCCTTTGAACCAGTTTCATTTAATTTTTCAACTTGTTTAATGAGTTTTTCGGTCAAAGAACCCATTTTTGATTGCTTTTTTAAATCAGAAAAGCTCATACATATTCTCCGTATTAATAATATTGTATTGTATTAAACTCATTTATTATAATAAATCTAAAATTACTTGTCAAGTGTCTTTTCAAGTGAATTAATAGTATTTTCAAGTATTTGAAAAAATGAATTAAATCCTAGTTCTTTATCAAATCCAAGAAATTCTATGGAATCAAGTAATCGTTCTTTCATTTCTATTGCTTCCAAATCATCAGAAAGAGAAAGTCTAAAAATAAAAAGTTTTTGTTTTTCTAAAAAATCTTTCATCAAAATTAAATGCTTTTTTCTCTGTTCCTTATTATAAAAAGGAACATACATCATATCATTAAAGAGTTTAGTTTGCATTTTTTCAAGTTCTTTCATATCTTCTCTAACCAATTCAGAATCAAAAAACTCATTCATAATACAATCTCCTTAAGTGCATTTTTATACTTTTCTATATCAATATTTAAAAAAGGTTTGTATTTACGAATTCTTAAACTTACAAAATTCCAAATTGGATCTGTGATTTTTTTATCAAAATCTTTGACAAAATTTAATATCATATCCAAAATAGTTAAAGTTTCAATTGTAATATCTTTTTGTAAATATCTTTTAATAATTTCTGGATGTGTTCCGACTTTATAATTAAATAATTGATTGAAATTTTTTTTATTTACAAAACTTTCAATTTCACTTTTAAACAAATAAAACATACTTTGCGACTTTCTTAACCACTCCATATATACATCTTCACCTTCTCGTATAATATCTCCAATCCAGAGCCTCTCTGGATCTGAACAGGAAACAAAATTAGCAACAAAAAAATCTACGACTTCTCGATCTGATTTCTGTCGTGCAACTTTTTCAAACCAGAACCTATCTCGTCTATCATGGAAAGATTTTATTGTAGACCTTGATTTGCCACAATATCTAAAATAATCATACGAATCTTTTACAAAATGATTTTTTAAAGACAGATAACATTTATAGGTATCAAATGGAGTCACTTTTCAAACACTCTTTATTTGTATGGAATTAAAACACTAATTTTGCTTTTGTAGTTTTCTTTAAGAAATTAAGTTCAATTGCATTACATTTTAACTTTTCTTTGAGTGGTTTTGAAATCAATTTAGATACAACATCAATTTCAATATTGTTATCTTCACAATATAATACAATTGCATCAATATAATTGACTTTTGAGATTTGAACAATACTTTCTATATCTTGTGCAAATTTTTGCGGACATAAAAATTTAGAACTTAATTCTTTTTTAATTTCTTCATTCATAGGATTGAAGTTTATATCTAACAAAGTCTCTAATATATTGGGTAAGTAATTTGATATACTTTTGCTTATTATATTCTTCATATACTTCACATTCTCCATTTTCACAAGCCATAATAATTACAAATTTTTTTACCATTATACCAGTAATTTCATATAACATGCAAGCATAAGCAGCACATTGCACAAAATAATGATCGATCCATTCTTTTGGTTTTGGTTTTTTAGAAGTTTTAAAGTCAATAACAGATAATTCTCCATTATATTCTGCTATACAATCACATGTTCCGGCAATTCCAAGAACTTTACTATACATAGACTGCTCAAGAGCATGTATATTATCAATTTTATCCAAATCTGTTTTTGCAATCTTAAATAAAAACTCTGATAGGGGTTGAACTGATGGAAGTTCTATATTATGTAAATAATTTTCAACCAAAGTATGCATATCAGTTCCACGACTAGTTGCTGCTTTAGTTATTTTGTCTGCTTCTTCTTCTCCTATTTTTTTTCTCCAGTTTAAAAAAATCTGACGATTAATATAACTGGTAACAGAAGTGATAGA